GTGATTAAACTGACAATAGAAGAATACAAAAATAAATACTCTACTGGAGATAAAATTATACTTTCCTTAAAGAGTTTTGATAATAAAGAACTATACTATCATGAAACTGATAACATATTAAATTCAAAAGATGAAATAGATAGATTAACATCAAGCAAGATATTTAAAATAATAGAAGATAAAAATGATTTAGCCTTAGAGTCTTATTATTCTAGTGTAATAGAAGGTGCCTTTTCAACTAGAAAGATTGCAAAATCTATAATTAGAGGAAAGATGAAACCAAGTAATAAAAGTGAGTATATGATTTACAATAATCATAGAGCCTTAGAATATGGATTAGATAATTTAGATAAATTATATAGTCACAAATTTATATATAATTTACATCATATATTGGGTGAAAACTGTTTAGATTCAGAAGAATATGAATATAGAACTGAAAAAGTATATGTATGTGATTCAAAAGGTGAGATTATACATACAGGACTTGATCCTTTGAAAATATATAATTTTATGGATGAATTAATAATTTTTATGGAAAATAGTAAAGTAAATGATTTAGTAAAGAGTACAATAATTCATTTCTACTTTGTATATGTTCATCCTTTTAGTGATGGTAATGGAAGAACATCAAGAGCCTTATCATATCTATATTTAATTAATAAAGGATATGATACTTTTAAAGAGTTTTCAATATCATATATAATATCTAAAAACAGAACTAAGTATTATAAGGCTATACTAGATGTAGAGAATAAAGGATATAATTTAACTGTATTTATAGAGTTCATGCTAAAGTCTATAATACAATCTATCAATGAAATGCGTGATATGCATGATAGGAAGTCTTTAGAGAGTATATTAAAAGAGGAATTATTTGAAAATGATATAACTCTATCAGCAACAGAAGAACATATATTAAAATATATCTGTAGTAAAGATAATTATTCTATGACATTAGAGAACTATATCAAAAAGAATAAAGGTAGATACTTAAAGGCTGGAATAAAAGAAATCGAATTAGTTGACCAGTTGATGGAAGTGTTTAATAATCTTGAAGAAATAGAGATTTTATCTAGAGAAAAGGATGTATATAAAGTTAATGAGAAGTACTTGAATATGCTTGAAATAAGTTAAATTGAAGCATATAAAAATAAAAAGTATATAAAGTTATATAATATAATAATAAGCCCTCTATGAATCGCTCTTAATTGAGTTTTCTTAGAGGGTTAAATTTTTCATTCTTAAAATAAAAAGATTTTTATTTTGTCCAAAATTACTTTTATTATTCGTTATATATATAAATAATCTTATAAGGAGGTCTAAATTATATGATATTAAATAAAACTATTATGAAATAAGACAAGGTTTGATTGTGAAGTTATATAAAAAGATTATTTTTAATATAACTAACAGGTTATATGACAGTGTTTATAGAATAAATATTTAAGTAAAGGTAGTAAAATATTATGTTAAAGAAAAAAATAATAAGTTTTTTAATGGCAGGAATATTTGTTTTATCTAGTGGATATAATTTGGTTTATGCATCTACTTTTGAAGAAAATGAATATAAACAAGAACTTGTTAATGAAAACGAATTTACTATTATTAATAGCAATGAAAATGAAATGATTGTGGATAAAAAAGGCAATAACACTTATGTTTCAACAAAAGTTACACCTGGTAGTTGGAAAAATGTTAAATATCTAGGTCAAAAATCACGCAAATTAAGTTCTCCTTATACAAGAGAAAGAATTATACAAACTATTCAATGGGGATTAGGTTATCTTTCTGGAGGGTCATCTTTTTTATTAGGTTTAGCTGAGAGTATTTATAGAGAAAAAGTATATGACATTACTAAATATGGAGGCGTATATACAAAAACATACTATAGGAGACAAATAACTGATATTAGAAACAGTCATGCTAATGTTCCTGTTCCATACAGATATGAATATGTTACATATTTTTATAGCTCATCTAACTTTAAAAAAGTTGTATATACTGAAAGAGTAGGAGATGGTATAAAACTAGCAAATAACTAGGAGGAAATATATGAATAATAAGAAAAAATCATTCTTGATTTCTGGCACTATAAACGTAATTTTATTAATCATTGTTTTTGCATTGTTTAGTTATAATATTATAGAAAATAGTACACGAAATATGATAATAACTGTAATTTTAATTTTTATTTTTGAAATTATAAAAATAAAGATACTAGAGAAATATTATAATCTATAAACAAGAAATATCTTTCCTAAGAGCATATTGTAAAGTATGCTGGTACAAATTTACATTACAAACTATCTATTCTGATGTAAAAATAAAATCAAAACTCCAATTAATTTACAAAAAGCATGGCAAATCTTTAACTCTAGTTTTACATTTATGCTATAATATTATTTATAGAGTAAACATAGGTGGAGGTATCAAAGATGGTAGTAGGTTATATGAGAGTTTCAACAGCAGAACAAAATGAAGATAGACAATTAGTTACAATGAAAAAGCATAATGTAGAAAAAATGTATCAGGAGAAAATAAGTGCCAAAGATACTAAAAGATCAAAACTAAACGCAATGTTAGATTTTGTAAGAGAAGGAGATACAATAATTGTACATGACTTTAGTAGACTTGCTAGAAGTACTAAAGACTTATTAGAAATAGTTGAGCTCTTAGAAAAGAAACATGTAAAGTTAATTAGTGATAAAGAAAATTTAGATACAAGTACACCTACAGGAAAACTTATGCTTACAATGCTTGGCGCAATATATGAATTTGAGAGAACAAACATGTTAGAAAGACAACGAGAAGGTATCTCTATAGCTAAAGAACAGGGTAAATATAAAGGACGTAAAGAAGTTAAGATAGACAACTTTGGTAGTTATTATGATAGATATAAAACTAGAGAACTTAATAAGACTCAATTGGCTAAAGAATTGGGAGTAAGTAGACCAACATTAGATAGATTAATAAAGAGCCATGAGAGTAACTAAGAAGAGCAATATATATGCTTAAGTTAATTTTAGTGGGGCAAATTCATAGAATTATGCCCTTTAATTATGTTTAAAATAATTATAAATAACTGTTTTTCAGTATAGGGGGTATCCTTCTATTTCAAAAAAGTATTATTTATAGAAAATGAGTTCTAGAAATTTTCTAGCAAAAATTAAAAACCAGAGACATATTTCAAAGAAGGTGATTTTATTAGAAAAAAATTTGCATTGTTTATTTTATTAATTGTATTACTCACTGAACCTAAAAAAATAGAAGAATTAAGAGGAAGTAAATACGAGTGGATAATTTAGAAAGAAATATACAATTAATATTTAGTTATATGGCAAAGACCTTTATAAGAAATGGAGCAACTATAAGAGAAGCTGAAAAAGAAGCAAATGAGATTATAAAAACTAATTCAAGCAATCTTTGGGGAGTTAATGGCCTAGCTTATCAGCTTGGAAAAATAAATTTAGAATTTTTCTGTATGTATTTTATACAAGACACATATTTACCAAAAGAAGATAATGTTGCTGCTCCTATAGCTAAAGTTCATCATGAGTTATGGGAAGATATACAAGAGTCTATAATTGGAGATGGTTCACAGCAATTAGGAAGAATTTATCCAAGAGGAACAGGTAAAAGTGCATTTGGAGATTTAGCAACAACTGTATGGTCACATTGTTATAAACATAAGACATATACTTTAATTTGCTCTGATATAGGCTCTACAGCAGAAAAATTCGTAAAAGATATAAAAAATGCATTACTTGAAAATGAGTATATTAAAAAAGCATTTGGAGTTCTCTTAAATGATAATGATAGAAAATATATTTGCAATAGTACTCAATTAGAATTAACTAATAAAACCTTTATTGAAGCAATATCATCTTCATCACCAATGAGAGGAAAAAAATACAATAATAATCGTCCAGATCTTATCATACTTGATGATTATCAGTCAGAAGAAAATGTTAGAACAGAAGATGCTAGAGAGAAAAAATTTAAAAAATTTTCTGATGATGTAAAATATGCTGCTTAAAAACCAGTAATAAGAAATGGTAAGATTATAAAAAGAGGAACAACTTTTATAGCATTAGGAACCTTACAACATAAAGAATGTTTCTATAGTAGGCTAAAGAATTTACCAACTTGGAAATTTAAATGTGAAAAAGGAGTTTTAGTTGATAATGTAGATGAATTATTTAATTCTGGTTTATGGCTTAATTTCAAAGAGTTGTTATTTGATTTCAAAAACACAAATCATCTTGAAGATGCTAAAGAATTTTACTGGGAAAATGAAAAAGAAATTAAATTTCCTATATTATGGCCAAGTTTTTGGAATTGTTTAGACATGGCTTTAAGTTATTACGAAAACCCAACATCTTTTAAACAAGAGGTACAAAATGATGTAAATTCAATAGGTGAGAAATGGTTTAAAACAATCAGAACTTAATCTAGAGAATGTATAGAAACTCATACATTCAAAAAGACAATGTTATTATGTGACCCAGCATCTGCAGGTGGTTCTAAACATGACTATAGTGCTTTTCTTGTTGGAAGTGAATCAGAAAATGGTTTACTATGTGGCAGATTGGCAGAACTAGCCAAAATAAATGCTAGAACTGATTTTGATAAATATATATTGCATATGATTTATTTATTAAAAGTGTATCCAGATATAACACATGTTTATATAGAAAAAAATACATTTAATGGTACAGCTGCTAATCAATTAGAACTTAAAATAAAAAATGATGATGTTCTTTACTACAGAGATATAGAAATCATTAATGAGCACCAAAAGAAAAATAAAGATGATAAAATCTCTACTTTAATACCTGTTTTAAATAAAGGTCAAATGATTTTTGCAGAAGAGGATAAGGCATTTATACAGCAAATCCTTAATTTTACAGGACAAAAGTACTCTCTACATGATGATGCACCAGATATATCAGCAGAATTTATAAATAGGATTTTTAATATTAAAGTAAATGAAAGTATTACACTATTAGATAGAAGAAATTTAGGTCTTTGATTGTATGGAGGTGATGCATTAAATGGAAATAGATTTAAGTTTATTAAGAGAAATATATGAAGACTAGAGTTTAAAAAAGCAAGAATACAACACTATGTATAAGTATTATAAAGGTGAAACAGATGCTATTAGTAACTATAAAATGGTTACCAAGAGGTCTAATAATAAGATAAACACTAATTTCTTAAAAAAGTTTATTAATGAAGAGGTCGCTTATTCTCTTGCAAATAAAATCACCTATACAAGTAGATTAGGTGATGAGAAGATTATAAATGATTTAGAATACTATACTTGCCATTGGAGTAAAAAGCACGATTCAGATTTATTGAGATATACACTATTATTTGGATTTTGCTATGAACTTTACTATGTAAAAAACAATGAAATGAAAGTAAGAATAATAAAACCAACAGATGGCTGCCATTATGAAAATGAAGATGGAGAGACCATCTATTTTTTTAGAGAATTTAAAAAAGATTTTAAAGATGATATTTATATAGATGTATATGATAAAGAATACATATATCATTTTGATTCAAATTTTAAAGAGATAGAAAAACCTACAGTAAATAATATATTTAATGGTAATGTTCCAATATCAATTTGTAAAAGAAGTGAAGAACTAGGAAAAAATACAATATTCAATGATATAAAAGGATTACAAGATGCTTATGAAACTAATTTAAGTGATATAAGTAATGAAATTAGTGATTTTAGAAATGCTTATTTAACCTTCTCTGAATGTAATATTAAAGAAGATGATTTGCCAAGGATGAAAGAACTTGGAATACTTCAAGTTAATGGAGATGGAAAAATAGAATGGCTTATTAAAGACATGAATGATACATTTGTTCAAAATACACTATCTTCAATAAAAGAAAACATATATAAAATTACATCTCATATAAATCACAATGAAAAAATGCAAAGTAATACATCAAGTTTAGCAGTTGTAGCAAGATTAATCAGTACAGAATGGATTTGTAGCCAGAATAATGATAGTATTGCAGATACTTTATTTAATAGGTACAAATTATTGTGCATTTGGCTTAATAAAAAATATGGTTTTGACTATGATTATAAAGATATTAAGGCTAAATTTACCCCTAAGATACCACATAATGATTTAGTTGTAGCAAATATATTAAGTCAACTTGGAGATAAATTATCTACTGAAACCGGATTATCTCAACCAAGTTTTATTGATAATCCTCATGCAGAAATGGAAAAGGCTAAAAAAGAACAGGAAATAGTTTCAGAGGGAGAGATTTTATTAGATGAATCAAAAGATTATAACTAAATTGACTGAAGATATATATAAATCTGCTGAAAATAGAGGTGCAAAATCGGACGTAAGGGAATTGTATTGGCTTAGTCATACAAAAGCTCCAGCGATATTAATTGAAGTATGTTTTGTAGACAGTAAAGCAGATACAGACTATTAAAGACATAGTTGCTAAATTAATAGCAGAAGGTATTTTGAATAAAACTATAGATAATAGCGAGGGAAAAATCATGTATAAACATACAATCATTTATGATGGAGAAGCTGATATGATACCTGCAACTGTGATTGGTTGGGGTTATAATGATGGGAAAATACTGATATGTGATATAAAAGATTATATACCAGGTCAAACAGAAAATTTATATATAAATTATGTTTCATTTTCTATAATAACTTATTTTATAAAATAGAGTGCCAATATAAAAAAGTATAAATATTATACACCTATTTTATATTGGCACTCTATTTAAAATTAATTATATTTGCTTTTAAAAAACTATTATTCTTGTTTACTACAACTCATAAATACAATATCTATTTTTAATATTTCTTTGTACTACTTATTATATTTTTACTTTCAGAGTTAGCTTTTATTGTGGAATGAACTCTGTAATATCCTTTTCCTATAGTTTTTGACTTAGAAAGAGAACATGAAATATTTCCTGAAGCATTCCATGTTTGGATTGTTGACCATGTTTTCCCATTATCATTGCTTTTCTGTAATCTAGCAATAATTGATGTGCTTGTAACATTTGATGCTCCTCTAACAAAGCATGTTACTTTAGCTGTACTTCCTGAAATACTTAAATTGCAAGTACCAGACTTAATATAAGACATTTTCACCATAGTATCATCTATATAGTTTACTGCTGAATATTGTTCAATATTCTTATCTTGATATTCATCAGCAAATGCAGGTATTGCAACTGCTGATGAACATACTAAAGCACACATACCACTTATAACTGTTTTTCTAAGATTCATAAAATCACCTCTTCATTTGTTTTCTATTTATATAACTTATATAACGAATGAAGAAGTGATTTTTGGACACTAATGATAATTTTTTTTATTATAATTTTAAATTATACATTTTCTTTATAATAGAATGTCTTTAACTATAATAGTTATGAATATCTGTAAATAATATGTATTGTGACTATCCCCCAATAAATTCATGATTTTTATTTTACTTATAATATTAAATTGTAAACATCTGAACTAGACCAGATTTTACTACTAAGACTCCGCCTCCTGTTGTACTTGTACCTTTCAATATAGCTTTATAATCCCCTTTTTTAAGATATTTAACATCTATTTGTCCAGATATAGTTGAAGATCCTCCACCACTTATTGGATATGATGCTACAAGCATATTTTTTGAATTTCTAATCTCAACAGTTCCTGAAAATAGTATAACTATTCCTTTTGAAGATGTTATCCTCCAATTAAGATGTTTACTTGACATATAACCTATATATGCAGTTCCTCCACTACCATGTGTATATGCTTTTTCATTACTTTGAAACACTAATGGCGCCTCAGCATAAATTGAATCATTTTCAGCTTTTTCATTAGCAAATACTAAAGTTGATGGTAATATAACTAAACTTAAAGTAAGTAATAACGCAAATAATCTTTTCATGTGTATTCCCCCAGTTTTAAATTAATTTTCGAATATCAAAGGTTTATCGCTTTCCCTCGATTTAATGACAACATCATAATTATGTTTAGCAATATCAATTGCACTTAAAAAAGGTGCAAGTACACTTTCAATAAGAGACATTTCTTCATACAGTATATATCCTTTTCCTGCATAGAAATTAGTTAATTTCTCAATATTTATTTTGCATAGAATAGATATTGTTTCTAACGAGAATTTATAATCGTCTATAAGAAAACTTAAATCTTCCATAAATTTTTCTAGAACTTCGTTGTCTCTATACAATTTATTACTTTTACATAAATATAAATCTGATTTCATTTTTTACACCTCAATTTTAAAGTTTTATTCCTATTGCAAGCATGTTATAACTATAATGTATTAATTTTTCCTATAACAATATTTTTAACGCTCAGGTAAATGTAGATTTTAAAACCATAAAAATCACCTCACATTTTCATATATACTTGTATAACGAATGAAGAGGCTACCCTTGGACACTTAAAAAAATTATTTTATACTTTTCGCTATTTTTATCAAAATATCTTCATAAAATTCAGATTCTCCACTATTTTGATAATCTACATTTAATAAATATATAAAGTTGTTGTCATTCCAAAATAACTGTAAGAAAGTTCCTTTTACTATATATTTTGCTTTATGCCCATTTACAAATATATCTTTAACTTTTGCATTTTCTGTATCTAATATAATAGAATTTGAACTAATTTTATCTGTTACATATTGTATCTCAATATTTTCATCATTTCTATATGTAATAACAAAATCATCAACTCTATCAACTTCTTTAAATCCTTTTGGTATATACTCAGGTTCTTTATTTTTTAAACTAAGATTATCTTCTCCATTAGTTGAAAAAACAAATGAAGTTAAGTCTTCATATACTCTTATTACTAATCTAAAGAAACGTGAACGCAATGCCTCACTACTCATAGTAATAGTAAGTAAACTAGCTAAAACTATTAAAAATACAATAGCTGTTTGTTTTGAATAAAAAATGATTTTATTTGTAAGACTACTTCTTTTTTGTTGCTTAATGAGTTTTTTCATTTTTCGCTCAAAACCTTTTGAAAAAACATGATTTAATTCATCATCTGAAAGAAGGTCATCAATAATAATTTTTGTCGCTATTGGGATACTTTCTCTAAGCATATCATCCGTAATATCAAAATCATCTTTTTTATTACTCAATATTTCCAACCTCCATTTCTTCTAATATTTCTTTTAATTTTTTTCTAGCACGCTGAATTCTCTTATATACATTTTCCTCCCCTAAATTTAATGCATTTGCTATTTCTTTATTTGAAAAACCATACTGGAACTTTAAGGAAAGCACTTGAAAGTAACTTTCATTAAGTTTTGCAAGTGCTATAGCTAAATTACTTTCACATACTTTATCTTCTATAGAAAAATTTATCTCCCTGTTTTTATACTCTTCTTCAATATCAGATACCTTTTCTCTTTTTCTCTTTCTGTAAAAGTCTATAGCAATCCTTTCTACTATTATAACGATAAAAGCCTTCGTTCTTGGACTGTCTACCTCATCAATTTTATCTATATTTTTAATTATTCTTAAAAAAGCATTATGTACTGCATCTTCTGATAAATGATCATCCTTTAATATTTTATTGGCTACATAAAACATTATTTGTCTATACTTTTCATATACCTTTTCAAACTTTATTTTATCTTCTTCGAGTTCAAGTATAGCTAGATAAATTAACAT